CTGGAGCAGACATTACGTTGAGTGGGAGCATTTTTAATGCCGGCGGCATCACTCCGATTGCTGATGATCAGCAGCAACCGACATCGGGCGCCGTTGGACTAATAGTTGAAGCAGATTCGAATAAACTATTTACAGTAGTAATTACTGGAACAGGAAGTTCGGAGAAAATCAAGTTTGGCCTTGATGACACAAAAGAAACCTTTATTCGTAAGCGGTTTAACACAAATCCGCAACTCACAAGCACCGGCGGAACTTTGTATCCAGCCGGCGCCAGAAAAATTTATTGGCTTGGAGAGACGTTCACCCAGCAATTAAGAAGTAGCGTAGGCGCTCCCGGATCGAACGTCTTCCAGGGTGTTTCCCTCACTGGTAGTGGGACAGATCTTACAACTGCCGCTTTGGTGGGCGTTATTTTGCCGCTGGCCTTAAGTGGAACTGCAGGAACTGGTCCGCAAAACGTAAAGAATCAAGCTTCTAGAGAAGCAGTCGCAGGCTGGTTTATTTCGCAACATCTCGGGGCTGCAACAAATTACAAGCCTGAAAATATGCAAAAGCTCTTTAGATTAAAAGGCCGCGGCCATGGCGAATGGTTACACAAGAACGTTAAGATATCTATTCAAGATATTAGAACATCTACTGCTGCCGGCTATGATTATGGTTCATTCTCTGTAGTCTTGCGCTTAATCAGCGATTCTGATAATGATGTTCAGGTAATGGAGAGATTCGATGGCTGTACTCTCGATCCGACTTCTCCCAATTTCGTTGCACGAAAGATTGGAGATCAGTACCTCAAGTGGGATACTACCCAAAAGAGATTACGTCGATACGGCGAATATGCCAATCTTTCCAAGTTTGTTTATGTTGAAATGAACTCTGATGTGGAAGCAGGGGCGACAGATCCGCTCTACCTCCCCTTTGGCTACTATGGTCCGCCAAAATGGTCTGATGTTCTTAATATTGGGGCTTCGGATGCAACACGAGACGTCGCGAAACCAAGAGCCGGCTCCGGAGGTCTTGTTTCGTCCACTGTTTGGAACAATAAGTCAGTTTTTGCGCCTGTTTTTGAAATGAGCGGTGCGGTGAAGACTGGATTTACGGTAGCCAGTCTCGTAGGCAATACTGGAGACGACCGTGACGGAAACCTGCTACTAACGGGTTCAATACTTATGGGCCAAATTTCTGGAGCATTAATCTTTCCAACTGATCGGTTACGCGCTTCTGCGTCCGATGGTGGGATGTCCGATCCAACCAATGCATATTTCGGGTATCAAACAACGCGCACAAAAACAAGCACTCGCTTTGATGCCAGTACTGCAGATGCCCACAGGTTGCTCTTTTCAGATTTCCCTGATGATCCAACTCTGGGCGCCGTTCGCGCTACAGCCCTTAAGGGTTGTGACGGGTGGGGATATGTCTTTAGCTTGGACGATATTAAGAAAGATGCGTTAAGTATCTATTCTTATCAATCGGGATCTCGGCAAAACGAGATTAGTGTAACAAGCGCATCCTATGCAGACTTGCTTAACCAAGGATTCAGCCGGTTTACGGCTCCATTCTGGGGTGGTTTCGATGGGTTTAACATTAACCTTCCCGATCCGTTATACAATGCAGGAATGACCGTTGGAAGTTCCACCGAGAGAAATAGCTCAACTTATTACACATATAAGAGAGCTATCGACACCGTGGCTGATCCCGAATATCTCGATATGAATCTGTTATCGGCGCCCGGGCTGACAAACGACGACTTAACCAGTCACATGGTTACTGTTGCGGCAGAGCGCGCAGATACCTTAGCATTGATTGACTTGAAAGATGTATATGTCCCGAGTTCGGAGGCATATTATTCCGATAAGTCCAATCGTCTTCGTACAACACCCACGCAGGCTTCTAACAACTTGCGCGATAGAAGGATTAACTCCAGCTATGGCTGTACTTTCTACCCTTGGGTCCAAACCCGAGATGAAGGAACCGGCATTCTCTTGTGGGTGCCACCGTCTGTAGCTATGATGGGCGTTCTCGCCAGTTCGCAGGCTAAGGCAGACTTATGGTTTGCCCCCGCAGGCTTTAACCGCGGCGGCCTTACCGAAGGTGCTGCTGGGATTCCAATCACAGGAGTGACCGAAAGATTAACCTCCAAGAATAGAGACACTCTCTATGATGCAAGAATCAACCCCATTGCTTCGTTCCCCAACACAGGAATCGTGGTCTTTGGACAGAAAACTCTTCAAGAGGGTCAATCCGCTCTTGACAGAATCAATGTTCGCAGACTGGTGATTTACCTTAAGAAGCAAATTTCCATTCTTTCCACTCAAATCTTGTTCGAACAAAACGTTCAAGCGACGTGGAATAGATTCAAGTCTTTGGTAGAACCGTTCCTTGCGAACGTTAAGACTAACTTTGGTATTACTGATTACCGATTGATTTTGGATGAGTCTACAACGACTCCAGACCTTATCGACCAGAACATCATGTATGCCAAGATTATGATTAAGCCTGCCCGAGCAATCGAATATATCGCAATTGACTTTGTGATTGCTTCTACGGGGGCATCGTTCGATGACTAAAAGATGTGGGAGATTTTTCTCCCACCCACTATTTAATTGTAGAAGAAAGAGGAGTTATTAAATTATGCCATTCTGGTCAACCAACTTTGGAGAAGATAAGACCCTCCATGATCCCAAGAGAAAATTTAGATTTACAGTGGAGATTCAGGGGATCGATGCTCCTGGTGCAACACTGTGGTGGGCGAAGACAGTTTCCAAGCCCGCATTTCAAATTGCTGCAGCAGAACACAAGTATTTAAACCATACGTTTTATTATCCTGGATCTGTTACTTGGCAAGATGTTTCGATGACGCTTGTAGATCCGGTCGATCCAGATATGACAGCAACCCTTTCCGCTATTGTAGTAGAATCGGGTTATACTCCACCCACAGATCAGAATACTTTAACAACTATGTCAAAGGCTAAGTCGGCAGGTGCATTGGGCTCCGTCATTATCACACAAATCGACCATGACGGAAAGCCACTTGAAACCTGGACGCTTTGGAACGCTTTTATTACAGAAGTTAAGTATGGCGATCTGGGATATGGCGAAGACGACTTGACTGAACTGACTCTTACCTTGAAGTACGATTGGGCCCGTGTTGAAACTACCCACCCCTCCAAGGCAGTCTCAAACGCCGGAAGCTCTTTCTTTAATGTTTAATAAATAGAGGTGTACATTGTCGAGAAATAAAGGACGTGTAGGGGATATTACACAAAAACCTGAAGATACCAACCCCCCTCCACAAGTATTACAACAACAAGAGAATTCTGGATTTTCGTTTGTTGTCCCCACTGAGTTTGTAGATTTACCTTCTCAGGGTAGGTATTATCCAGAAGGCCACCCACTGCATAATCAAGAGAGTATCGAGATTAAGCAGATGACAGCCAAAGAAGAAGATATGCTCACATCGAGGACTCTTCTTAAAAAGGGCATTGCGCTAGATCGCGTAGTTCAAAGTTTGATTGTGGATAAGACAATTAATGTTGATAGTTTGTTGATCGGAGATAAGAACGCATTAATTATAGCAACCCGGGTTTCGGGATATGGAAACGAGTATAAGACAAAAGTAACTTGTCCTGCTTGCGCATCAACCGACGAATATAATTTTGATTTGAATGATAGTGTTGTTTATCGCGGAGAAGACACGGACATTCTCAGCATTACAGATAACCAGGATGGAACTTTTGATGTTGTACTGCCAAAACTTAAAACAAATGTAACATTTAGATTATTAATAGGAGCAGACGAAAAAAATCTTCTCACCAACAAGGCATCGAGAAACGTTGGGTTTGAAAAGCTGATTACAACGCAGTTGTCAAGGATCCTACTTGCTATTAATGGCGATGATTCTCGGGATACCATAGAATATGTTGTCGACAACATGCCGTCGATTGATTCTCGCCACCTAAGAGCGTGTTACCGTGCTGCCGCTCCTAATATAGACTTGACACAAACCTTTGTGTGTGAAGAGTGCGGTCACGACGAAGAAATGGAGGTTCCGCTCACCGCGGACTTTTTTTGGCCTGACCGATAATTATATGGAGAACGTTTACGAACAGTTCTTCTTTCTAAAATATTCCGGCGGTTGGTCATTCTCTGAAGCTTATAATTTGCCAGTTGGTTTGCGCAAGTGGTTTGTCGAGAGACTTATCCAGCAACTT